GCAGAACTCATCGCTGTCAAGGTTGATAACTTGGTAGAATATTCAGAGGCTGATTCTGATAACGAGGAGTTTTAAATGATTGTTACCATTAAAAATGATGATGGAGAATTCTTGTTCGACATCAACAAGATAGCAGACGAAGATAAAAAACAAGAAGCAGGAGTAATCGTGCAGAAGGTTGGTAATCTTAGTGTGATTATCGAAGCGTTGGACTTTGCATCTAGAACACACCGAGCTAACTTAGAACAGTTGCTTATGGAATGTGAAGAAGCAAAGGTTGAACAGGAATCTTCAACAGAGGAATCTTAATTAATGGAGAGGGCTAACATGGACGACCAAACTTGGGATAGGGTACACCAACCCTGCCCTATGTGTGGCAGTAGTGATGCTGTCGGAGTTAATCAAAACGGGTCAGCAAAATGCTTCAGTTGTGGAGAATTTATGTTTGACTACGAAGGAGCATGTAAAGGAAAAGGTATGAATACACAACCACAAACAAACCAAGTAAAACAAATTGACAATGTAGGTGAAGGAAGTTTCATTGCGTTGACTGATAGACAAATCTCTCAGGCGACTGCTCAAAAGTTTGGAGTAAAAGCTGTACAAGATTTGAAAGGCAATGTCATAAAACATTTCTACCCATACTACAACGGTCATGAGTTGGCAGCTACTAAGTGTCGTAATACTGTCACCAAAGATTTCTTTGTGAATGGTAGTTACAATGACACCGGTTTGTTTGGTCAACAACTCTTTAAGGGTGGCAAGTATGTCACCATCACTGAGGGAGAGTGCGATGCAATGGCAGCTTACGAACTACTAGGTAGTAAGTGGGCTGTAGTATCCATAAAGCGTGGTGCACAAGGAGCAGTCAGGGATATAAAAGATAGCCTTGAGTTCTTTGATGACTTTGAAAACGTTATTGTTGCTTTCGATAATGATAAAGCAGGAAAAGATGCAGCAGTAAAAGTTGCAAGGTTATTCAAACCAGGTAAAGCAAGGATACTCACTCTCCCCAATGGTTGGAAAGACCCTAACGATATGTTAAGGTCCAACAAGCATAAGGATTTTGTTGAAGCTTGGTGGTCTGCGAAAGTATATACACCTTCCGGTGTTATCAATATCTCAGATCAGCGTGAGAAGTTCCACAACAGAGAAAGAAAAGATTCTGTTCCTTATCCTTACGAGGGTTTGAACAAGAAACTTTATGGTCTCAGACAAGGAGAACTTGTAACTCTTACAGGTGGTACAGGTCTTGGTAAGTCTAGTGTAACTAGAGAATTAGAACACTGGCTGATTAAACAAACCAAAGACAACGTAGGTATCATTGCACTTGAAGAAGATTGGAGAAGAACTATCGATGGTATTCTTTCTATTGAAGCTAACGCTAGGTTATACATTGACCAAGAACGTGAGAAGTTTTCAAAAGAAGAACTAGATAAATACTTTGACATTCTTTATGATGGTGAAAACAAGAATAGAGTTTGGGTTCATGCTCACTTTGGTACTAATGATATTGATGACATCTTTACCAAGCTACGCTTTATGATAATCGGTTGCGATTGTAAATGGGTTGTAGTCGACCACTTACACATGTTAGTAAGTGCGATGTACGAAGGTGACGAGAGACGTGCCATCGATGCCATTATGACTAGACTAAGAAGTATAGTTGAAGAGACTGGTGCAGGTCTTATACTTGTGTCTCATCTAAGACGTGTAGATGGAAACAAAGGACACGAGAATGGTATTGAAGTTAGTCTATCTCACCTTCGTGGTTCTAATAGCATTGCTCAGTTATCTGATTGTGTGATTGCATTGGAAAGAAACCAACAGGCAGACGACCCTGATGAAGCTAGAACAACTAAGATGCGAGTCTTGAAGTCTAGATACACAGGTGATGTTGGTCTTGCTTGTTCGGTGATGTATGATGGTGAGACCGGTAGGTTACACGAGATCAGTAATAAAGATATTGAGTTTGATAACTCAACAGGAGAAGCATTCTAATGGATTTAGTATTTGATATTGAGACAGATGATCTTAATGCTACAAAGGTTTGGTGCATTGTTGCACAGAACCCTGACACTGGTGAGATATTTAAGTTCCCTCCAAACAAACTAGAAGAGGGATACCAGTTTCTAACGACAGCAGACAGGCTCATTGGTCATAACATTGTAGGCTTTGATATACCTATGGTACAAAAGTTTGGCGGTGTTGATTTATCAAATAAAGATACTATAGATACGCTTGTACTATCACGATTGTTTAATCCAAC